CGAAATAGAAAGTATCGAGGTAAAGGTTATCCATTACCGGGAAAATGGGAGTAGCGAGACGTGCAAAAAGCGTTGTTTTGCAAGAGAACGTATCACCGGGTAAAGCCTCATCCACGAAAATCGGGATGAGATAACCAGCGTCGAAGGTAGTTTTATGAGTGAATGAACGGTTAAACGCTGCCCGGGGGATATCTGCCCTCGGGATTTGAGAAAATTGATGCTGTGTTGCGGATTTCATGTTTTAATCCTTTTTTACCGCTCCAATTGACTCGCGGAAAGCAAACGGCAAGAGGTGCAGGGTGAAGAGTAGTTTTTTCGTTTTATCGTTTTTTCTACTTCCTTCAGCATGTTCTCTGCCTTGGCTTCCGTTCGTTAAAGAGCGGTTTTTTTGGGTTTAAAGTTTGTCGCCCGAAGGAGGATCGGACTACCGTCCGGGCGCACATCTAAAGCAATTTTCAGTTTTTTTTGACTGACTTGGTGTCAGTCAGCACAATATAATCAAGTGGTGGGTATTGTGCTGACCTCCTTTGGAGGTGTTTGCGGTTCAACATGAACCGACTGTATTGGTTCCGCTGATGCGGTAACGAGGCCGAGCTCAACGGCCTCTTTGAGATTCTGCGGATTATCGAGAAAATCGATAAGCATCGCAGGATTGTTTTCAAAGCGGAGGCGAAGTTTGGGAGGAAGAGTGAGGAAGGCCTCCTCTGCTTTGAGTATTTGCGCCTGAGCAGTGAAGAAGTCGGCGCTGTTTGTGAAATCGCCGTAAATTGCACGGCGTGATTCATTGATTTTGGACGGGTCAACAAGCAGACCCGTCTTTTGATAACGCTCAACGATAGTATTAATGTCGACTTCGTCGGCAAAATGCTGTTGAGCGAGAGTAGGTTCCGGACATGATATGCCGGGATCGACTGGACGGTCGAATGCAGTATAAACTTTAGGCATTGACGACATTTTGAACTGGTTCCTTTCGGAGAGTGTTAACTGCTGATATGATAAATTTAGGTGGCTGTATAGGAGTAACGGCTCCGGTGATGTCATCCATTTCCGCGACAAGATAGAGGTCGAAGTCTTCCGGGTATTCAGAAATTTGACTTCGTTCCGAAGAATTGACGACCGAGGTCAGGCCCCGGATAGCAGTAATTTCGCTTGATTCGACAAAGGGACGGATGTATGTACTAACTTTGGTGTCGCGGATAGAGAATAATTTGAGGATTGACATTCGTATACTCGATTCTGTTTTTGAAGTTTAAGTTTTAGTAATGTTTCTTTTACTTTTAGCCGCGCAGGCGTGTTATCTGCCTTATTTACTTTTGCGAGGCGCTGAGCCTTAATCCTTTCCATGTGTTGAGGGTTAATACGGTCATATAGTGTATCATAATATCTGGGAGTACGTAGAGTCAAGCTTTCTGAGATTACGACTTTATCGGAGGTGGTGACATCTCCTGAGTATTTGTCGAACCATGACTTTCCGATTCCAGGCCGCCGAGACATTGTGATATACTCCGGAGTGTGGCCCTGATAATGGAAATCAGCCGTCCTGCCGGACTGTTTTTTAACCACGTATCTAGCAACATATGAAGCAGATTCAGGAGTAAGTGCACCGATAGTACAGAAGCCGTGTGACCAGAGTGTTTCGAGGTCTTTGCTCCGATAAAGGTGTACTCCACCTCTGGTTTCCCAGTGGTATTGGTCATGGAAATGGATATTGAATAAGCAGGCGTGGTGATGTGGACGTCGAAACTCTTCGCCATATTCACCACATTGGAAGTATCGGATATTGTTTCCATATTTTTTTCTAAGCCTTTTCATGAATAGGGTGAAATCAGTTTTGTTTAAGGAGCCATTTTTAGGAGGATTCTTATATGTCAAGGTGATAAAGCAATTTTGCTCATGCATTTGCATTTCGTTTAATATACGGACAGTCCATTGCCGAGCTTGTTCCATACGACATCCTTGACAAGTGCCACATGGAATTGTAATAGGTTGATTAATATCGCCTTCTTGAAGATTAAATACTAACGGCCAAGAGCCATTAGGCTTTTGACCGTTAAGTTTACGGAAGGCTTGAACAGGGTAGAAACAGGGCACTTAAAGCCTCCATCCACCGCGCATTGGTGACGCGACGTTTTTATGATGAATTCTTTTGGCTCCACGTGTAAAGCTTTTACGAGAAGCGCGGCGCGACATTCTATGACGTTTCATTATGTGACCTCCTTTCTATTCCCTTTTTCGCCCCCATGGGACGAGTCTGTTATACCATTCAATACCCTTATCGATGTAAGGAATGGCTGGGCCGATAGGGCCCTTATATATGCCTTTTTCTTTTTCACGTTTCCAGTTTTCGAAATCAACGGCGGTAGCATTGGCGCCGTTTAATTGAGATTGTGTAAAAGCTTGAATGCCGTCGACAACGGCTTTTCTTTCAAGCTCTTGGTTAAGATTAGCGGTTGAAGCTTCGCGAAGCGCGGTCGCTGTATTAAGGGATTGTTTTGATATTTCCGTTTTAACGGAAGCGTCGAGCAAGTCACCTTGTTTTTGAGCATTTATTTTTTGCTCTTTATTGAGAAAACGCGCCTGCATAGCCTGAGTAAGACCCCGAAGAGGATTCTCCGGTGTAAACATAGTACCAGTAGGAGTACTAGCGCCAGAGCCTCCGGTTGCAGAAAGTATAGGGTTGAGACCAGCTTTTGTAAGATCACGGACTTCCCTTTGATGAGCGGTATTAGACATGCGCTCTTGGAACTTTTGTTGGCTCCGAGCGGTTTGATAAGCGATAGCGGACGAGGCAACTTGTGCCCCGCCTTCTGCTATGGCGCCATAAATAGGGTCTACAGCCATGATTTAGCCTTTAGAGGGGGGTTGCCCCCCCATTAGTTAAAAGTGATCGATGAGCCCCGGAACGCTGTATAAGGGCATTGGACGCGCGCATTGCAAATCGAATAACGAATCGAATATAAGATGCGGCTGAGATTCGACCGCGATCGTGCGGTCGATTGGCGGGTCTTCTGATATAAAAGTAGACCCGAGTGAAGGCAGACTTGTAAACTTTTGGCTATAATGCCAAGAATCGAGAGTCTGAGGATGATTTGAACGGAAAATTCCGGTAATTTGTGAAGGTTTGTAGCGATATTCCGCATACCGTTCCTGGTATCCGAATACGCCAGTATCCGAACCGGAGCCGGATACATAGATTTCTTTGTTGAGAATTGCCTGTTCGCCCAAATGAGCGAGAGCAGGCCAATAATAATCATAACGGGTTTGACGCGAAAACATTCGCGGGATTCCATTTTGATAGGTGAGATCGGCGCGCACGCATGCGAGGCCGAGTATTGTGCAGTGTTCAACAAATGACTTATGAAAGCCGCCCGAATTATCGGCGGCGATCCCGTAACCAGCAAGGTTTCCCTGTGGGGTATTGGGATGAGTACCTGATGGACTTGCCGGAGTACCGGAAGTCTGTTGAACAGGATGGATATTAATGCGGCACGAACCGAGACCTAGCAGCTCAGGACGCTGCAAACGGGTGTCAGGTGAGACGACATTGAAATGTGCGCGGAGGATTTCTGTATAGCGGGTGCCTCCTCGCGCATCGCGCTCGAGCATTTTTTGAAGCTGAATAGCTTCACGCAGAGCGTTGATTGTAACGGCGGTAGCTACTGATAGATCGGCCTGAAGACCAGAAGTACCAGAAGTGACAACGCCAATGGCGTTATTTCGACTTACGAAATGAGTAGGACCGTATCCGGCGCCTACATTAGCGCCGTAAAGAGTGGTGTCATCGGTAATATATCCGGGAGAACCGACTCCACCATAAAGGCCGAAGTTTTGTCCGCCGTTTGTAAGCCCAAGGGCTTTTCCAGTACCATAAACGGGTGCAGTAGCTCCCATAGGGATTTGTACGGCAGGGCCTTTTTGTGGCTGAGGAAGGGCAGATGTGAAATAGTCATGCCTTTTGCCGCGACGACGAAGCGGGTAATCGGTATAATCGTCCGGGCCATCAGAAGAACGATTGTCCGCGGCAGGTGATACGAGATTTTCATCTCGAAACCATTCATTGAAAATGAGATTGTAAGCTCTCATCCAGAGAGCGGAAATTGTTGGCATGCCATTAATGGACGTTGGTATGCCCATATAATCAGCCATAGAGAGGGCAGGATATCCCCCTAACGGTGTTGTGATTTGCGGCACATAATAAGCCGTAGTATCGTTAAAGTTTTCCTTTTCCCCCATAAATTTCTGCC